GCGATCGTCGCCCAAATTTTCTGGAATTTCCGCGTCGAGACTCGACACAACTTCGCGAGCTTTTCGAGCTCGGTTGGGAGTCCGTTCAGCGTCCAATCGAACGCGAGAAGTAGAGAATACGCGCCGATTTCGTCGAGATTATAGGTCGCGACGCGGCCGCCGACGAAGTCGTTGGCGTAGAACGGGAAGCTCGGCGCTTCGCTCATTTGGCCTCGTTTGCGCCGGAATGCGCGGCGATCTGGACCGGGGAATCAGGGTCGTTTTCGGGGGTTTCTGCGCCGATTTTGTCGAACAACACGGCCTGCTCTGAGGCCGGGAGGAGCGCCGCGGCAACGTTCCGTTCAGCTTGTCGGTAGTAGCTCGGCTTGAGCTCTATCCCGACACCACGACGGGCGGACCTGACAGCCTCGTACACTTCTGATCCGACACCCATGAACGGAGTGAGTACGGTGTCGCCAGGGTTCGACCAGAGCGTAAGAACGCGCTGAATGACGTCGAGCTGGAGCGGATGCACGTGCTTCTCATCGTCGGCCTCGCGCGCCTCGCGATACGGCAGCACGCGATCGAGACGAATGTCGTCCCAAAATGCGGATGCGTACTGTCGCCAAATCCAATGCGAGTAGCGGTTTTCGATCTGGTTGCCGGTCCAGCCGCGATAGCGAAGCACGGACGCCGGCGGCACGCGCGAGCCCGCATACTCGAGCAAGCCAACCTGGTGCGCGATCGGAACCGTGTTCTTCCCGTCTCGCCGGAACGCGAGGAGGTAGTCCGCTGACGCCACGCTACAGCGCGATGAATCGTCAACGATCGTCTTGTGCGCCAAGTTCTTGGCCATCGTCCGGTTGCGGACGGCGAGCGGTTCTTTCCAAATCGCATACCGCGCGACGTAGCGGAACCCTTCGCGCTCATGGAGCCGGATGATGTCGCCGGGGAAATCGACGAGATAATCGGTTCCCGAATTCCCGGACGGCACGTCCATGCAGTGGACCGCGGTCATGCGACCCGACATGGTGAGCCGCGCGAGCTCGCGCACGACGTACGCGTAGTGCTCGAAGAACTCCGTGTAATCGCGACAATTCGACAGGTCGCGATCGTCCGACGAGTACTGATAGAGCCCGCCGAACGGCGGCGAATACACGGATAGGCCCACGCTCGCGTCAGGAAACGACGCCATCGTTTCGATGCAGTCGCCTTCGTATAGTGCGTAGCGATCCGTTACGCGCTGGCGCGGAATCAGATTGGCTACAGCCATGACGGCACCTCGGCGAATTGCGTCGAGGTGGGCCGCCGGCGCGCGATCGTCGTCGCGTCTCGCATGTGCCGCACGAGCGCGTCGAACATCTCGTCGGCCTGGCGCGCTTTGCGTTGCACGTTGGCCGTGACGCCCCGCTCGCCCTCAGTCGTGACGACGTCGACGCGAACAGGGTTGCGCTGGCCAAATCGCCAACAGCGACGAACGGCCTGGTAGTACTGCTCGAACGAATGCGACGGAAAACAGGTGACGTGCGCGCAGTGCTGGAAGTTCAAGCCCCACGCGCCGATCTTGGGCTTGGTCACGAGCACGCGTGATTCGCCAGCGGCGAACGCGAGCAGCTTTGCTTCCTTCTCATCGTCAGAATCCGACCCCGACACCTGAACCGCACCGGCGATCAATCGCTCGAGACAATCGCCTTCGTCGTTCAGATGACACCAGACAAGCGCGGGCTTGCCGGTGTCGGCCACGAGCGACGCGACTTTCTCGCACCGCTCGCCGATTGTGCGACGACGTTCTTCACGCTGCTCATGGAGATCGGCCGCCGGAAGCGCGAAGAGCTCGCCCTCACGCAACGTCAGCGCGCTCACGACGTGCTCGACTTCCTCGAGCGGCGGCAGAATGAATCGATCGTCGTCGAATCCCAAATCGGATGGCCGCCGCAGCGCACGCGCCCACGAGGCGACCCAACGCCAAAACGGTTCCTCAGCGTGGCCCTTGAAGCGCCATGCGTTCTTGGTCCCGAGGTAGCCGCGGCCTGTCGCCGAATTATTGAGATCGTTTTTGAAGAACCGATTCAAGACATCGACATATCCGAGCTCGCCCAACGCTTCGCTCGAGGTGCCGAGTTCGACGTAGTCGTTCGGGGCCGCAGTGGCCGTGCACAAGAGCCGATACTTTCGCTTGCGCATGAACGCCGTGATGTCGCTCCGGCGCACGCCGTCGAACGATTTCAGGATACTCGATTCGTCGCACACCACGCCCGCGAAATCGTCGGCGTTGAAGTGGTGCAGTCGTTCGTAGTTGGTAAGGACGATCGTCGGCCGGGCGGGGGTCCGTCCGTCGCTCGAGCGAACCGCGTCGATGCCAAACTTCTGCGCTTCGCGCTGGAGCTGAGCCGCGACGGCCAGCGGCGAGAGCACCAGGACCGATTTGTTCTCGCGCTCGACGACGGCGTTCGACCACGCGAGCAGCATCGGCGATTTGCCGAGGCCGCAATCGGCGAAGATGCCAGCGCGGGCCTTCCTGAGCGCCCATGCGACGAGATCGGCCTGGAAATCGAATAAGAACGAGGGCAGCGAGCGCGGCGCGAACCCGTCGAACGTTCCGAGTTGCGACTTCCGCTCGAGGAAGCCGGCGTACGAGAGGCCGGTCATGCGGACCGCCGACGACCCACGATCACACGCCGTGTGATCGTGGCGTGAAAAACTCGGGGACTAACTCGGGGTCGGCTGCGCGAGTTGTGCGCGCTGCAGCTGGAGTTCTGCTCCTTTGATGCTACCGCGCCGCGGCGAAATTCCGACTTCGGATCAGAAGGTTGGGGGTTCGAGTCCCTCTGGGCGCACTTATTACGTGACAACGACTTACGCGCACGGCCACACATCGCCAGCGCAGTCGCGGTCGGGGACTTTCTCGGGGAAGTCATCGAAAATTCGCTCAAAAAATATCTCATGCGAGTTTGATCGCGGGTGACGGTTTGCGTGCGCTGGATTTCTTTGGCGGCGACAAGAAGACGCGCAGCTTGGCAGCATCAGCGGCGAGATACTCCTCGATTTGATACCGCTCGTAGAGATCGGTGACGTCGCGTGTGCCGTGGCCCATATACAGAAGCCTACGCGTTCGCGGGATACCCGCCTCTTCCATCCACTGCGCGTATGTGCGCCGGAGCTGGTACGGCGTCATGACGGTCGAGAAGCGTTTCCGAAACGCCTTCTCGAATCGATCACGTGAGAGCGGCGGCGCATCGGGTCGACGGACGAGTGGCACGTCGCGATCGCGACCGGCGCGCTTCGTTCCGAAGATGTGGATCCGGTCGCGCCGAATCTCCCACGGTCCCCAATAGTCTTTGAGTCCCATGCCGGTCGTCGCCATCGACCAGGCGATCTGATCGATCGCGTATGCGTTGGATCCGCTCGCGTTTGGGAAGAGTTCGCGCATCCTCGTGAGCGTGATCGGATGCCGCGGCGCACGCTTGACGACCTTCACCGGCTCAACGGCCGCGCACGCCAGATAGACGGGATGATTGCGCTTGAGCGTCGAACGGGCGAACGCGAGGGCCGCCGATCGGCACAGATTGAACGATCGCGGATGCTTTCGACCGAGCGTCATTCGAAGCGAGTCGAGCACACGCGGCAAGTCAGCGATGCGCGCGTCAGCGTCCGCGGCCTCGAGATACCCAAGCGACGTGCCGAGCGAAATCGCGTGCTTCTCGGAATAGCGATCGGCCGCGTCGTCGATCCAGGCGCGCATCGCCGTCGAGACTTTTTGAACAGTGTTGCCGACGGGCAGCGCGGCCAACGTGTGACGCTGGTACGCGTCGTAGAGCTCGAGCCACGAGATGTGCTTGTCGCGCACCGCGCGCAGGAGATCCAGCCGGCCATCGCGATAGAGCGCGCGCGCAGCCGCCTTGATGCGCTTCACGACTTTCGGATCCGTCGTGCCGCTCCGTCGATTGATCCGGCCCACGCCTTGGAATTGGAGGTCGATGTCCAGCGTATCGGGCGTCATGACGCGGTCCTCTGCTTCCGCCGAGCCGAAAAGGCGAGCGCCGGCACGGGTGCGCCCATCGCCTTCGCGCGTTCCGCGAGGACGTCCAACACCTGCCCATAGATGTAGCGCACGCGATTGCCAGCGCGGAAGAACGGCAAGTCCATGCGCTCGACGGTCGCCGCCGACACGCCGAGCGCCGCGCCGAGTTGCGTGGCGTCGAGGACGGCTTCCCGTGCGTATGCGATCACTGGCTTGAGTTCAGTCTTTCGTGATGGCATTTAAACCAAGCTCTCCGGAAAGAGGAGATCGCTCGCGACCACTTTGCCGGACCCCGGGATCTTGGCCGCGCCCACCGTCACCAAGTCAGCGACGTGTTGCGCGCCCGTTCCGCCGGTCAGATTGTAATTCACCGCGGCGCCGAGCTCCGCGCGCGAGATCGACTCGGGATAGATGGAGATCAAATACTCGGCGATGCGGCGTTGGCCATCCGGCAGTTTTCGCAGCACGCGCTCGTGGAGCTCCTCGAGCGTGGTCGGAACGTCCGTCGCATCCGCCGCCGCTCTCCCCGCGTCCGAGAGGCGCACAGCGCCCTTGTCGGGCAATTCAACAAGCCCGAGCGCGCCGAGACCCGCGATATGCTGGGCACCGGTCCCGCCCGTCAGATTGTAGCCCGCCACCATGCCGAGTTGGTGACGCGTCGCCTGCTCGACGCCGATCGCCTCGAGCTCCGCGAGCGCGTTCAGAATCTTCTGCTGGCCTTTCTTGAGATCGCTGCGCGGCTCGCTCGCGCGCGAAACCGGGGTCGAACTTGCACGCGGTGTAACGGCGCGAGAGGCCCGACGATCCTCGCCAGTTGCTACTACGGCTGACTGCGTAGCGCTGCTAACACTACGCGGACCGGCGGGTGACTCCCGACGCGTCGATTCTGCCGACGACGCCGAGCCTGTGCTAGACGCATGATGTCCGTTCATCTGTTGGACCTCGTCCAAGGTCACGACGACCGCTTCGAGTCGATCGGGCAATGCCTTCACCGCCTGGACCGCACTGGCCATTTGTTGCTGCACGCGCGAGATCAGCTTGCGATACGGCATAACGGCAGTCGCGACGGCGCGATCGATCGCTTTCTGATCGACCACGGTGACGGGCTTCTCGACCACGGTGGCTGACTTCTGCGCCTTGGTGAGCTGCGTACGAAGTTGCGCATTCTGCCGTTTGAAATCGTCGATCGTGCGCGCTTCTTCTTCGGCTTCTTTTGGGAGATCGGCGAGTCGCGCCAGCATCGCTTTGACTTTCGCCGATGGCGGCGGCGCGATCGTCCCGACGCGTCCGGCCTCGGGATGACTCGTCAGGACGTCGCCAGTCTTGACGCGGGCGACTTCGTTCGCGATCGCCGGACCGTAGACGAAGAACTCCCCCGGCGCGAGCGTCTTGAGAGCGCTCCGCTCCTCCTTCCCCATGCCGAGTTCGTCGCCCGCGCGCTTCACATCGATGTCGAGCCCCGTCCGGCCGATCATCTTGTTCAGGAGTTCCGCGGCGACATCCTTGTGCAACTTCGAAATGCGTTGCGTTGCGCCCACGAGGGCGAATCCACGTTTCCGCCCCTGCGTGGCGAGCGCTGTCACGGCTTCTGCGGATCGCGCCTGCCCGGCTTCCGGCGCAAAGACGTGCATCTCGTCGATCACGACGATGATCGGGCGCCAGAGATCGCGCGGGAGCGCCATGAGCTCCGTCAGGAAATTCTCCACGTACCACCGGCGGTCGTCGAGCGACAAGTCGTAGAGGTCGAGAATAGCCGACGCGTTCAGTTCGACCAACGTGCGGCACAGGCGCTTGGCGTATTTCGGCGCGGCGATCGCGTCCCCGCCGGTTTTCGCGGCGATGATGTAGTCGAATCGCTCGCGCAGCGTGACAAACTCGCCCTCCGGATCGATCACGAGATGCATTACGCGGCCGTGCGTCTCTTCGAGGAGTTGCCGGATCGCGCGCGACTTCCCTCCGCCGCTGTTCGCCTGGACGAGACACCTGGACGCGATCAGCCGGTCGAGATCGACGTGCACGCCGGCGCCCGCCGGTTTATACGTGAGAATCGGGATACTCGTCATCGCTTCGCCGCCTCGGCGGCTTTCCGTTCCTGGTTGGCGTCGGGGTTAAGTCGGGCCGTTCGGAGTTGCGCCGCCACTTCGATGACCGACTGCCGCTGCTCGTCGACGATCTCGATCGCGGCGTTCTGGTCGTACACGATCGTCTCGCGCGCCTCGCCGAGCTTGGCGCCGATCGCGTCTAAGGCCGTGGCGAGCACGCGCAATACGCGGTCGATCTGATGCCATTCGGCCGCGACGGCTTGATCTCGCTCGCGTTGAATGCGCGCGTCCGAGGGTTCGCGCGAGTAGGGTTGCTGCTCGACCACGGGCGAAGGCTGGAGGTTCATTCTGGTTGCGCTCCACGAGGCGACGACGCGAGGCCATAGTCAGCGATGTATCGGGGGTCTGCCCACATGCAGGCGTCGCAGATGTAGACCTCTCCGGGGTTCGCGCATTTCTGCCACGCGCTCGCGACGTAGTAGCCTGCGGTCATGTGGCCTGGCATCGGCGGTGAGAAGTCCGCGATTGGCCGATGGCATCGCGAACACTCTCCCACAGGTTCGCCGCGAAACCAATCGTCAATCGACATCGAAACGGGGCCCGGACACTGGCGCGCTTCGTTCACCGGGCCGCGCATCGCACCACACACGCGACAACTCTCTGCACCGGGCGTTAGATGCGGAAACTCGCTGGACGCGTCGAACCATTGGTGAGTGCTCATGTTTTGGCTCCACGAGGCGACGACGCCGAACCGGTCATGTGGGCTCCACGCTGGCGCCGAGCGGCGAGACGGGCAGCACGATGCGCCGCGAATAGTCGACCTCCCACGATTCGGCGGTGACGCTCGCGTTGTAGACGTCGATTGCTGCTTGAAGCGCGTCGATCGGCGGCATTGCGTCGTACGCGCCGTCGTACTCATCCTGCGTCGCCTGCTCGACGATGCTATCGGCGCTCGGGATCTGGATGCGGCGCGTCGTACAGGCCCACACCTCGGACGGCATCGGGTCGCTTTCGTCGTGCTCGCATTCCCACCACTCCTCAAATTCGTCGAGGTCGCGCAGATAGCCGTCGTTCCACGCACCATCGACGTAGACCGGCCCATCATATTCGGAAGCGGGAACTCGCGACGCCTTGGCAATCATTGCTGCGTCGCGAGCGGCCTCGCGCTTCGCGCGGCACCGATCGCAAACGGTGTATGGTTGCTTACGAAAGTCGGGCGAGAGCGACGCATTACAGTCCTCGCAATGCCGGTCACAGCACCGCTCCGCGAACGCGTCGTTGAGGCTGTAGACGCGCCCGCACGTTGCACACGCGTGAGCGACAGCCGCGCCATCGCTTTCGCGAACGAGTTTCACGGGTGCGCTCATCGCTCGGGCGTCTCCGGTGCGTACGTGCGCGCAATCGGCACGTATCGTGTGGTCTCAATGAGGCCGAGCGGTGCGAGGATTGAACGGCCAGGGTTACGCCGATCAGCTAGCACATCGCTCACGTACGCGGCGCTCACCCCGTGCGCCTTCGCCCACGCTCGCTGCGATCCGGCCAGATCGCACTCCACTTTGAGGAGCACGCGGACGTCTGCGTTCGATAATTCGCGAGGGCGTTTCATTGGGGCGTCTCAGGTGTTTTGGCTCCACGAGGCGACGACGCGAGGGGAGGAGAAGCGGGAGCGCGGCCAATGTTGCGGAACGCTCGCGATGCGGCCATGTCGTGCGACGTGATACCGCCGCGCGATTCGATGAAGCGATGCGCCCATGCCGCTGGACAGTTCGCGTCGAACGGTGCGTCGTCTGATCCGTCGCCGTCGCATGTCGGGCAGGGGCCTTGATAGGCGTCAATGAATCGGCTCATTCGGCGGCTTCTCCTGGAGAGAGAGCGCGGGCCGCAAAGAGTTGTTTCTGCCGAGTGCGAAGCGCGGTTGCTGTCAGGCCATCACTCGGGCGCGAGTCCTTGATATATCCATACGCGATGTCGAATAGCAGGTGCGCTTTATCCTCACGTACGATGAGGTTCCACCCCGGCGCGTCCCAGTGGGATTCGCCCACGAGACGAACCACGTCGACGAGCAGCTCGCGCTCGGCTTTCGCTTGCTCCCTGTCTCGGCTCGCCTCGGCGAGTTGAGCGCGCAGCTTGATATTTTCCTGTGTCGTTTCGATTAGCGAAGTCCGCAACTGCGCATCGCATTCCGCTTGCGTCTCGTGGGGGCAGTCACCACTCATGCATGCGAACCACGTCTCGTCGACCTTGTTCTTGGTCGCCTCGGCGAGTTGAGCGCGGAGCGCGGTGACGATTCGAATGACAGCGGTCGCCTCGTCACGATGGGACTTCCGCGGTCCATACCGAGCCGTTGAGCTAAGGCTCTTGATCACCGCGTCGATCTCCTCGTCGGTTGGGCGTATCGACTCGACGGCGGCGCGCGGGGTATTGGAGTCAGCCATGATTTGCCTCGTACAGTTCGCGACACTCTTTTAGCTCGTCCCGCGCTTCGGCGAGCTGAGCGCGCAGTAAAGCGGCTTCTCTCGCCTGCTCAAGTAGCTCGTTGCGAATCCACGCATCGCACTCGGCTTGCGTCTCATGCGGACAATCGCCTGTGAGGCAGGCGAACCACAGCTCGCTCGGTACGTACGCCTCGACCGCCGCGAACTGCTCAGCAATCCCCGCCGTGAACGTCGCGTAGGTCTGTTCGTGGCCGATGAGCTTAATGACGGTGACGCCGCGCCCTTCTGGCTCTGCCGATACCACGTATCCATTGGTGCCAGCCGGCACGTGGCGCATTTCGCGTCCGAACGGCTTGACGCCGTAGGCGAACGGGCGAAGCGTCACGACGAACGTTCCTTTCTCCAGCATCGCATGGTCGCTCATGGGCGTTCTCCGGGTCCACGACGGGAGGCGCGCCACCAGAGGCGGAATTGCGCGAGTTGATGACGCCAAATCGCACGCAGGTTCCCATCGCACCGCTTGACGTGCCAGTGTCGATGCAGCGGTGACCAGCGCAGGTAGGGGACGCGGAAATAAGTTCTCATGTGCCTTCCTGTTGGGGTCCACGACGGGAGGTCATGGCTCGACCGCTTCGTATGTCATTTGGAAAATCTCATCCTTACAGGGATACAGCTCGCCCTTCACACCTCGGATTATCCAATCGCCGATGTCACATCGCATATCGCCTTCGAGCGTTGGAATCGTGATCGACTCGTCGCCATTCACCCAGAGCGGGCAATCATCGTCCGTTTCCGCTTCGTCGGCGGGCGGAAGTCCGAGCGACACGAGCCACGCATCCAGATCTTTCCATGCCTTCACGGGCGGCTTCGCAAGCCACCGAAACGCGTCGATCACGACCGGCTTCTTTCTGAATTGCGGCACTGTCATTTCTCCTGTTGGGGTCCACGACGAGGACGGGACGGGCTGTCGTTAGACTCGTTGGCGTCGCGGAGGAACTTCCGCCAGGCGCGCTCGCACTCTCGCGCCGCCTTGGTGGCGCTAAACGTGGGGAAGAGCGCGCGGAACTTGTCGTATTCGCGGTCGCAGTTCATACAGAGCCCCTCGTACGCCTTGCTGCGCGGATCGCCGCCTTTCGCTCACGCTCGTGCTTTGCCTGGCAGGACCGATGATACGACTGTCCGCCGCGACTCACTCGAATGTCCTCTTGATCTCGATAGGATCCGCACCGCACGCAGCACCGCGCATTCGGGTTGCCGCACGCCTTGAATGCGCGCATTCGTCGATGTAGGAGCCCATGGTACGCATGGTCTTGGCATATCACGAGGTTATGCGGGTCGTTATTCTGTTTGTTCTCGTCGACGTGATGAACCTCAGCCGTTGAGGGCAGGTATTTGCCCAAGGCGCGTTCGGCGACAAGCACGTGCTCGCAAACGCGTCCTTGTTTTCCGGCGCGCGGGTGATCCGGCACGAGCAGCGTCACGTACGCGCTGCTCGTGCAGCGCCCGCCCCGCCATTGCGGACTCTCCGGGCCGCGCCGAATCGGCCGCCCCATTCGGTCGACCGCGCTCATATTCACGCCGCCCATTAGCCGTGCACAGTCTCGACGTCGGTCGCCTTGGGCGGCACGTGATCACCCGTCCACGCGTCGGCCTTGAGCGGCAAGGTGGCGTAGCGGATCACACAGGCGGGTTCCGCCGGCATCGCCGTCGAATCCAGCGTGCCGAGCATCTCCTGTTGTCGCGCCTTGGCCCATGCGGCGGACGCTTCGCGCTCGGACGACGTGAGAATGGCCAACGCATCGATCGGCACATCCCGTTCGACCATGAGCAGCAACTGACGGAGCGCGTTGTCGTCAAGCGGCTCGCCTGGTTCGTTCACGACGAGCGCGACACCCGTCTCGGATTGCGGCGGCGTTTTGCCCTTCCGACCTTTCGGCTTCCGCGTCGACTGCACTTCAGCGTGCGCCGCGTTTTCGTTGAACTCGGCGACGTTCTCGGAATTGGACGGCTTCAAGAGATCGAGCTGCTCGCGCTCGCCGTTCAAGTACCGCACGGCTTCGCCCTCGACGAGCGACACGAGCTCCAAGACTTCATCCGACAGCGTGCACGCCTCGTCGCTCGCGTCCTCGCTGCCTTCGCGGACGAGCGGCGTGTTCATGACGAGCGGCCGGTCATACGCTTTCGGGATCGGCCGCGTCGCCGTGACGATCAGCCCGCGATACCCGTTCTTGTCTTCCGACAGATTGAGCGTCGTAATCGTCAGGTTCTCGCGCCACTCGTCGGGGATCTCCAAGAGATCGATCACGAACGCGGCGAACGACTGGAGCGCGTCCGCGAAGGATGGCAGCGGTCGCTCAGCGGATTTGGCGACAACCTCTTCCGACTTGTGTTCGTCCTTTCGTTCGTACGCGAGCTCGACGCCCTTCTTCGTGACTGAGATGCGCGAGAATTTCATATGTGATAATCCTTATCGGTTAGCGAGGACGTCGATGTACGCTTCGATGAACGCTTGGGCTTGCGGGGCGACGATGGCATCGCCGTAACCGCGCAGTCGTCCCACGCGGGCGGGAGCCCCATCAACCAGCGGGAATGCGCCGGGTTCAACCGGCCGCCACTTGTCGTCGGTGCAGTAGAGCCAATCAGCATCTCGCCAGAAGCCGTTAACCGGGCCGCGCTCGTCAACGTGTGAGAATCCTTGTGACGGCTGTCCGACTGCGGGCGCTTCCCCGTCGACTCGGAGTCCTCCCGAACCGGCGTCGGCCAATGCGCCAGCGTCGCATCGTACGTCAGCTCCGCCGTGCCGTGGCCCCGGGCGATCTGCTTCGCGCGATGCGCTTCCGAAATGCCCCGCAGCGAGTCCCCGCTCTGCGGAGTCGTCCACGACGCCAGTTGCGCGGCGATCGATAAGTGCGTGATCGCCTCTCGCGACCCCGACGTCATGTTCGCCTTCATCGCCCGGTAATTCTCGAGCGTATTGCCCAACTCCGTCGCAGTCGGCGTTGGCCACCCTGACAGATGCGCCGCATCTGTCAGGGTGGTTCCGCCGTGACCCGCGATCATGTACCCATGCCGTCGCGAACTCGCGCTGTCCTGCGTCGTCGGTGTCGGCCACGAAATACAAGCGCTGGCGGCGGTGGGGAGCGCCGACGCTCGCAGCGCTGAAATCACACGCCCCGACGCGGTACGCCGCTCCTTCCAGGTCAGCCGAAACAATGTCGAGCCACGCGAGGCCAAGCGCTGACGCAACCTGCTCACCAAAGAGAATGAGAGGTCGGCACTCGCGAACAAGGGCGAAGAGCGCCGGCCAGAGATGGCGTTCGTCGGCGAATCCAGCGCCGTCTCCCGCGTCGCTAAACGGTTGGCAGGGACAGCTTCCCGTCCACACGCGTGCCCAGTCTGGCACGCCGGCGCATCCGAGGGCGTAGCTCCACACTCCGACGCCAGCGAAGAAATGGCACTGTTTGTATCCGGCGATATCGCTCGGCCGCACGTCGAGAATGCTTCGCTCATCGACGTCGCCCGGCGCGATCAATCTCCGCGCGATCAACTCGCGCAACCACGCCGCCTTCTTCGCGTCGTGTTCGTTGTAGTAGGCGCGAGGTCTCGACACTCACGCGCTTGCCTCGGCCTTCGGTTCGATCGCGTCACCCGCACGACGGTCATCGAGCACCAACGAAATCGCCTCGACTAGCTCCACGTACTTTCCAACATTTCGGGCGAACGCTAGCGCCTTGCCGAGATCCTCATTCGAGATCTCGCGGAGCGGCGTCTTGATGCGGGCGAGGCCGATGTTAAACGGCAACGGCATCGCGTGCGGCCCCTTCGTCGTGTCGATAGCGCCGCGGTTGGGTTGCATTTCGTGGCGATCAGTCGCCGCGTGCCCGTCGCTCGGCGCGGGTTCATCACGATCGTCGTACGGATCGCGCATCGCTGCTGCCGTCTCGGCGGCGCGCGTGTGTGTTTCGCTACGCCCGGCGGGCGTGACGCGCGCGGCTTCGCGTGTATTGCCCGGGGCGTCGTCGTCGATTTCGTACGGGTTGTCTTCGCGCACGGCCAAAGGCAGTTCGCGTGGGCGGTGCGCCGAGACTTCGCGTGCCGCCTCCTCCTCATCGCGCTCGTCGATCGCGATGCTGATCTCTTCGGCCGCGGAATCCATCACGGCCTCTTCTTGCTTGAGTTCAGGGATTTCCGCTGCGACGAGCAACCCGCACCGGCGCCACGCGCGCGTGATGACGGTTTTCTCCGGCTCTTCGGCGCCGACCGGATCCGCGACTTTCTCTTCCCACCCCGCGAATCGCTTGTTTTCCCATTTCTTGACTTTCTTCGTTCGAGCGGGTGTGATCCAATCGCATCCCTCGAGCGGATTCTGATCCCCCTTGAGCTTGACGCGCACGACGTAGGCGTGCGATGCGTCCTCCGGCACCTCCCAGCGAATGCGCTCCTGCGCCCGGCGACGTCGCTCCTCTCGCGCCCATTGCGTGAGCTCCGGGTCGTAAGCCGGATCGCTTTCGGTCATGGCCGCGAGCCGGTCCAGTTCCTTATTCGGACCGATGTGCTCGCCCAATGACCAATCGACCTGGCCAGCCGTGCGCATTTCGGCGACGCGACGACGATAGTAGTACCCATTTCGGTATGGGCGATTGCCGAGATTATCGACCTCGGAAATGTCGAGGCGGAAGCGGCGAATAAATTCCGCGAACGCGCGACGCGTCGTCACGGTCATGCGATCGCCCCACGACTCGGCCGTCACCGCCATCGTGAAGGCGTTGTCGGACCGAATCTTTTGCAACCGCGCCCGCGCATCGGCCGTCAATCTCGCATCGCGCTCGGGTTCTTGGCGTGCGACGCTCGTGCCGGGCTCGCCACGTTGTGCTGTGCTCATGCGGCATCTCCGATCGCGCTCGCGGATTCCCTCGCGGATTCTCCGGCGGCGACGATCTTATTGGGTGAGTGTTGAATCATCTTCGAGTAGGCGTCCCAGCCTTTGCGGGAGCCGGGCTCGGGCTGCATCGGTTCGCCGACTGAGCCATCGGCTGCGATCGGCGCCAAGTCGCGATCGACCGCGACGGACTCGATGCCGCTGTCGAAACGCACGCGAAACGGCCATTGGATCTCTGGCCCGTAGACTTCAACCAAGGTGCATGGCTTGCCCGCAAGTTCAGCGGTCATCTGACTTGTCGAGACGTAGAGGAAACGGGCTCCGACTTCGGGCGTGCTCATGCTGATTGCGCTCTCGGGCGCGCGTCGTTGATGATCTTCATACAGATCCTGCATCGACGTTTGCCCTTCCCGTCGCGATAGATGTTCAAGGGCGCGTATTCATGGCCGTTCCGGCACGTCGCACTTTGTTCGCGACTGGACGGATTCGATTTCCGCCCTCGTCCCTTCATCGCCATATCGCGCATGTTCTCGATCTGCGTGCCAACGCGGAGATGGCTCGGCCGGACGCACTTCGGATTATCGCAGACGTGCATCACAACCAATCCCGCCGGGATCGGCCCGAAGAATGTCTCATACACGGCCCGATGGACGTAACTCTTTCTTCCCTCGAATCGCAGACGGCCATAGCCGCGCGGATTACTTGGCCCGCGCCATGGCCAGCAGGCGCCGGACATATCAACGTTCTTCCAGAATGCCGGTGCGCCGATGGTCGCTTCGACGGTCATAGTTCTTTGCTGACCGAGCGGCATCGCTGCTCTGCTGACACAACGGCAAACAGGGCACGAACAGCCGAGGTGATGATCCAATGCGCTCATGCGAACTCCACGATCGCGACGCCGATGATGAGCGTGGCGTCGTCGTGAATCCACCGAATCGCCACATTGCGACCGCAGCGTTCCAAATCGTTCGCGACGCTCGTGATGAGCCCCATGCGCGTCGATTCGCCGAGGAATCGCACCAACTCGACCGGCTCGTCGCCGAACGCTGGACGCTGGCCATGCTCTTCGACGACGCGCCGCTGCGCGGCTTCGTGCTCGGCCAGGACGGCGGCTTCGGCGAGCTGGCACGACATCGGCCTGTGGAATTCAAGCGTCCTCATACAAACATTCTCCGGCGAACCGTCGCGAGGCGGCGCTGCGTATCGAGCAGTTGCGCGCGCATCCGTTCGCGGCGCTGCGTCCACTCGGCGAACATCGCGATGTAGACGAGCGCCAACTCGAGCGAATTGAGCGGACGACCGACGCGGGTTCCGACTTGCTTCGCCGCGACGTCGGACGCGTCGCGCACCGTCAGGATGTCGGTCGGCGCGTGATTACCGGTCGCGCAATCGAGGACTTCTTTCGAGAGCTGCCGGAGATCGATGATTTCGAACGCGATCACTGGGCACCGCCCGCGTTCGATCCTTCGCCCGTCGCGCCGCGCCCGATGAATTCCTCTTTGACATCCGTCACGCCCTTCCCCGCGAAATAGCTGAGCAGTCCGCACCGGCACGGAAAGCAGCGCTTGTCGGAAAAGCGTTGACTCGGGCATGAGATCCAGCGGGTCGCGCGGCGCGTTTTGCAGTTGGGGCACATCGGCTCGGTAGCGTTCGGGTCAGGCGGGAGCTTGAATTCCGTCATCCAGGCAGGCATCTTCCTTTCCTCGTGATTGTGGAACCGCTCAGCGAACATCCTTGCCGGGAATCGCTGGGCGGTTTTGCGTTACGTTCCTACGCCGCGCGCTTCGTCGGTCGGTGGTTCCGTCGATCCGCCGGCGGTGCAACGGGCTTCCTGGCCAGCGCCGCATAGCCCCGCTTCGTGGCGGCGATCGACCGGCGACGCGCCACTGACTGCATCGCCTTGGCGAGCGCGTACATCACCCCCAGGGCGGCGAGTGCGACCAAGCCTAAGCGCGCGAAGTCGAGCAACAGCGTGGCGAAGGCGGTGATGAGAGCGAGCGGCGTCATCGTGACGGTACCTCCGCGACGATATCGTTCGTCGCCGCATCGATCAGACGCGTGTAGTGCGACGTCCCCGACAATCGCCGCGCCTCTTGCGTTGCACGCCACTCGTCGACGATGCCCTCGGGTAGTCCGAAGTTCCCTTGCGTGTTCGCGGCTTTCATGCGGTCGATCAATTCGCGGGGCGTCATAGGTCAGGCGGCTCCTTTGTCCGCTGAGCGATCGTGCGAGTGCTGCGAGTGCTGCGACGTTTTCGCTGGCTTACCGTACTTCCGTTCGAGCTGCGCGTTGCACGTGAGAATCGCGTGACCCAACCGCTCCCCAAACTCCCGCGAGCCGCCGCCTTTCCAGTTCTGTAACAAGAGGCCGTAGATCCGGCGCGCGATGGCGGTCGAGAGCGACTGCGCTAACGCAGCGATCGCGGGGCCCGGATACGCCTTCGAGTTGGTCGAGCGCTTGGAGGCCGCCGCGGCTTCCCGGAACGCCGTATCGAGATCCCGCGCCGCCCGTCGTTCGCCCGACACGTAGAGTCCACCGCGCTCGACGACGAGCTTGGGCTTTGATGTCGGTGGGACGAAATCGCCAAGGTCTTTCGGCGGGGCGGGCAGCATGTTGACGCTCGTGATGGAACGGTTGGGGGAGATCCTGCCGCGCGTCCTCGCGCGTTTGCTGTCAGACTGCGGTGGCGACGGGGGCCGGTTCGAAGCCGGCCAGCTCGAGAAGCCGGTCATAGTCACGCTTCGAGAGCACAACGACTCTCTCGCGCTCGTGCCGCGTGACGACGAATCGCTCGCCGTCCGCCGCGCGGTCGATGACGTCGCCAAATGATTTGCTGGCGTCCGTCGTCGAGATCGGGGTGAGGGACGGCTGAACAGTTCTGTTGACTTCTCTACTGCGCTGGCCCATGCTTTCTCCATGTTTTCCGGACTTTCCGGCGACGACG